GTCCATGCTGTGCCAGTTTTTATAGTAGCGGAATTTAATGTTCTCTAAACCTGTAAGATTTTTAACACCGTCAGCTAATTCAAGTATTTGTTGTGTAGCGTCTTTTGCTCTTTCAATTTCAACAAATACTTTATATGTACCATCACTAGTTTCACCGCTAGTAGCATCAGAGTCTAAAACAAACTCGTAACCTTTTTCTAAGAAAGTTTCTAAATCGTCAGCTGCTTCCTTTGTCTTAACACTAAAACTTAAAGTGATAATATCTTCATCAGATCCCATCTTACTTTTGTAGCTGTCTATCTCCATGATATGATGGACTAGATCGTGCAAATCACCTTGTCTTAAAGTCATTGCGCTACCTCTAGTGCTGCTGCTGGAGCTGCTGCTACTTCGTCTGCAGGTTGTGTATCGGATGTAACTTTAACTTGTTGCGCAGGTTGTTCAAGATCATCTCTATAACCGGAATAAATGTTGGCAATTAAACTCTTAGGCATTTGGATTTCAACTAACCAAATAGGGTGTGTATCAAGTTTTCCCTTCTTAGTGCCAGGCCTAAAATCATCTGGTTTACGAATCTTGCGTGGTTTAATAATAGTAGACTTCTTAAACTTAACTTTACAGTCATAGTCTAATAGACGCTTTCCGCCCATAGGATCAGGCATTTTTTCATAGGGCCACATGAACGTGCAAGTTACCCAGTGACGTTCAATCTTAGGACCTTCGGCTAATTCACCTGTTGCCCAGTTAGTATAAACATATATGTCTAATTCGTCAATTACCCGTTCAAAGTCCTTTAAAACCTGAAAAGATGTGTTGGAATCATATATACTTTCAATGTTTTTTATAATATCTAATACGTCTTGCATGACAGTTCCTATAATTGCTTATACTTATTTATCGCATCTCAAGAGTTAACAACTAATTTTATCCTGCAAGTTTCTTACTAAATAACTGTGTAGGGGTAATATGTTTCCCTTGCTGAGAGAAACAGTCCTTACAATATCACATTCCTTAAGGAGGACACTGAATGGGTGCAAAACGTGCTTCAAATCGTAAGCAGAGTAACGCTAACGCAAATGCGAACTTCAGCTACAATAATGTAGTAAATCTTAATACTTTCCAAAAACCAAAAACGGTCCATATACTTCCTAGAAATAAAAACCAAGAAACTTACGTGTTAACCTTGCTAGATCCAAAGAAAGACATAGTCTTTGGTATAGGTCCAGCAGGAACAGGCAAAACCATGTTGGCTGTGCAAGTAGCGGTTAAGCAATTCAAAGAAGGACTTGTTGATAAAATCATCGTAACTAGACCAGCAGTTAGTGTAGACGAAGATTTAGGATTTTTGCCAGGTACGCTAGAAGAAAAAATGGCGCCGTGGACAAGACCAATTTTTGATGTGTTACGAGAGTATTTTAATGCTAAAGAAATAACAGGCATGATTGAAGAAGGCATCATTGAAATAGCACCATTAGCATATATGCGCGGACGAACTTTTAAAAATGCGTTTATACTTGCTGACGAAATGCAAAATGCAACTCCTAATCAAATGAAAATGCTATTAACGCGATTAGGTGAAGGTTCAAAAATGGCTGTAACAGGGGACTTGAATCAAGCAGATAGAGTTAAGGACAATGGTCTAATTGACTTTATAAAACAACTTGATAAAAAACAAGCAACAAGGCTGGACATAGTCCGATTTGCACAAAAGGATATTGAAAGACACGAAGCAGTAAAAGAGGTCCTCCAAGTTTACGGAGACGAGTAAACAAAAAAGGGCTCTTTAGGGAGCCCTTTTTTAATCTTTGCGTGATATTTGTTTACTTTAAACCTAATTCTTTACGAATTTTAGTAGCACTAATGTCTGTAATGTTGTCATCAAATGTTTCTTCGCCACTGGTGTATCCTACACCGCGACCCCAACCAATATGTATAATGTTAGGAACAACTTGAATTTCGTATTGTCCTTGATATACTGGATCTAAATCACGTTTAATAAATGATTTTACTTGTTCGATAGCAAACGGATTTGACCCTTGCCAACTATTTAGCTAAAACCCGCTGGTTTAGTCTTGCTCGTTGGTTATAATAGCTGTTGTACCATCCCAAATCATGCGACCATTGCAGACCACATTCCATTTGGTTTCGCCATACTCAACTGTGGTTTCAGTATACATCGGACTAAAAATTCTTACGTCTGATGCCAGATGCTCCGTGCCATCTTCAAAAATCCGCCATACCTGGCTGATATTGCCATTGTGTTTGGTATTAAACCTGATATGGAATTTTGACACTACTTACTCTCACAGTTATCAAAGTGCTTCTTTTTCATACTACCCAAGTATCTACCTGTTGCAGTACAATGAGGGCATACAATATCGGCATTATTTTTGATAGTAGCGCCAGATTTTAACCGTGACTCCTTGGTGATAACTTGATTTGCCCTGGCTAATCTTATTTTTTCTTTTGTTTCACTAGTCATCACTTGTTTCTTTGCTTTTTCACTTTGTAACTTTCGGCGTTCTGGATTAGAGGCCCACTGTGCTCGTGTTCTTTCTGCCTGTGCTTTTCGATATTCTAGATTTTTCCCACGTCTCAGTGCGGCTTCTTTTAACTTAGCACGAACTTCATCATTAAGATTAAACATTATATTGTTTCTATTATTGTAAATATTATCAGCTGTAATATCAATGCTATCTAACATTTCAGATTCACGTAACTGACACTCAGGCATGGTGCCTTTAAATAATATTTCTCTTTGCCACTTGTAGTTAGGATTATTGTAATCGTTCCAGAACTGTTCAGAAGCAGACGAACAGACATAGCCGTCGTCTTCTGTGCCCTTGTGCCAACCTATATAAGTCTTATTAAGTGTCAAGTTAGTCCAACAATAAACAAATGAGTTCATATGTTTATTTATCGTGCCACCGTCCTAACATTTATTTTAATCCCATTGCCTTACGGATATTAGTAGCAGAAATAGAGTGTATTGAATCATCAAATACTTCTTGTTCAATCTTGTAGCCAACATCTCTTCCGTAAGTAATATTTGTAATATTAGGCACTAACATTACTTCATATTGACCTTGGTAGATAGGATCTAAATCTTGTTTAATAAACTTAACAACCTTTTCAAACTCAAACGGATTACTACCATTCCATCCTTGGCAGTCACGTATTTGAATAATAACCTGTCCTGTTTTTGCCAAGGCCCGTTCAAACAATGCACGGTGACCTTCGTGCCAAGGTTGATATCTACCAAGAAGCAACGTACTCTCTCGTTTCCAATCAAATGTTGGGCGTCTGCGATTGGCTAGTATATGAGCACCAATAAACTCTGCCCATTTCTCACAATCTTGTTCTGTAACACGGAAGTCATATTGTTCAGGAGGAATGAATGCTTTATTAGTATCTTCGTATCGACCTTCTTTTATAGTATCAACCCAGATGGTCCAGTCTGCTTTGAAGTTGTTGCGCATCTCTACTAAAGGTGCAACAAAATCGCATATTGCAAACTCACCACTGCATTTAATGGCAAATTCGAACATTCGTATACTTTGACGAATTCTTCCCTCTTTGCTAAAATCCCAGTCGTTGAATCTTTTTCGAATGTCATCTGCATTAAACCAGTCTACAGACACCTTATAAAAATCAGAGCCTGGAAATTCTTCATAAGTCATTACCTTTCCAGGATTAATTTTCATTAAATCACCATTTGTTTCAAGGTACTTTTTAAGTGCTTGAGCTAGATATGTTTTACCTGCACCGGGTAGACCCATAATTAAAATACGTTTTGTCATAAAATCTCCTTTTTTATTTGTACAACTTCTATTCCTGATTTTTCAAGAAACGTGATACCACTAATATCCCTATAAGCGTCCCTATATAGAACACTGCTAATACCGCTGCCGCTACTCATTTCATCCTCATTGCCATATATGTCCATGCCGCTGTGGCCGCGGCAAGGGCTGTTATTTGATTTACATCATTGTCGGACACTTCCACAACATCCATCCCGATAAAGTTTAGCTG